TCATTCCCACCCCGCATCCGTATCGATCGTCGACAATTCCTCCCATGAACTTGCCTCTTGTATGCGGGTTTTCAATTCGCCGGCGCGTTGTAATAGAAAGATCTTCCGGATCGCTCCGTCGTTTAACACCCGTTTGATTTGTTCCGCGGTGTGAATTCGATACTCTTTGAATCCGTCGGAACCGGCGCATTTATAAGGAACGTTCACGTTAAGCGAAACCGATCCGATCAGATTGAGCTGATCGTCTCTATCGCTGCCGTAATAATAAGGCGCGCCCAGTGCGGACGAGTAAAATCCGGAAACGATTTTGGATTCGCAGATGGATTGAAGAGATCGTAACAGGGATTCTTTTTTTAGATCCAGATCGATCCTCCAACCCGACGGAGTATAAATCTGATCCGGAAGATTTTGTCCGTCTTTGCCTTGAAGAGGCGCCTCTTCGGTTTCGATTTCCGGATCGATTTCGTCTTCCCAAGTTTGTAGAACTCTTTCGGCTCCGGAGACTTTGTTATAAATTTTTTTCGGTTTGAAATCCTTTACACAGCCGTCCGCAACTTCCGCTTTGAATTGATCGCCGATCTGCGGGTTATAACCCGTAGCGTAAACGATCTCGTGATTGGCCGGATCGAAATTGGACCAGGCGGATTTCCCATCGAGTTGGTTTGGATCGCCGTTGATCCATATTACGCTTTTAGAATGTTTATCAATTATGTAATTACTCATTAGGCTACCCTTACTTTGTATTTGACTGCTACGTAGGCAGGAGTTGTTTCCGAGCCTTTTCGGGGTGTTCCATTTGTTCCATCGCTTGATGGATTTAACGGCCCTCCTGTTCCTATACTACCTCCAGCTGTGATTGCTGAACCGCCGTTGCTTACACCTTGTATAACGAAAGATTGAAACTGATCCTGCCCCGCAAACCCAATCGCGCCCCCGTCGTAATTTCCACCCGCCGCCTTGGCTCTGGTTCCGTGGACGCCCGCGCCTCTTGCAAAAATCCCCCGGCGATCCGGAACGTTATACGTGGTCGATCCGTCCCCGAAACCGTATTCCACATTTGTAATGATCTCCCCGGTTTGAGAAGACGTGAGGTCGATCACGCTTCCGGTGGGAGTGGACGAGATTTGAAAATCATTCGTAGTCGGGTTTCGAACATAATAATTTACTAATGCTGTGATTCCGCCTCCCGTAAACGCGAATTTTACGAGTTGACCTTCGACACAACCGTGAGAGATAACGCTGATTCGATCGGTGGCAATCACGATGCCGGTTACGTTACGATAGACTAAGTCCCAGAGATTTGAAAACGCGGATCTCGAAATGGCCTGAGCGTTCGCATCCTTGAACAATGCGGAGGAAGCCTGATTCAAATTGTCTTCGATGATTCCTCCCAGCGGAACCTGAGCCGCGGAAAGATTGGCGTCCGTCAGATCGATTCTGTCTTTCAGATATTGATCGTTTCCATACAGACGATCCACCTCGTCGTCTATAAGATCGCCGTCCGCCGGCGTGTTTTTGGACCATGTCCTTGTTTTTGTAGGATTGAATACTGCCATTTTATTACTTTAACTCCTGTTTAAATATTAAAAAACGTTTATATAGTTCAAAAGGTTGTTCGATCCTTTCGTCAAAATTCCAATCATACGAACTCCTCTTTGATTACGAATTCGTAAAGAATGAGATTGTCCTTGGGTTTGGAAGGAAAGGTTTTGAGAAAGAGCAAACCTCCGTCCTCGTCAAACAATCCGATCTCGTCGATCCCATAGCCGATCAGTTCGGTTTGTTTGACGGTCGTTTTAAAGAACCGAGAACCGTCCGGATCGGTTTGTATTTCGACTAACTTTCGAAATACTTCATTCCCAAGTCCCGTATCTCCCGGCTGCGGAATGCGGGGTTCTCCTAAATTGGTTCCGCCGGTTCCAAAAGCGATTTCATAAGGTAGAATCCTTGTGTTGTTTCCAGAAAGAATCGTAGAACCGTCCAAGGACCAAGCTCCATCCAGAGAAGTTGTGCGTAACGCGGAGCCGTACAAACGACCGTCTAACGTGGAAGTTTCAAAACGGTAACTGATGATGGAATTCACTCCGCCGGCTCGAATCTGCGCCATCGCCTGATTGAATTCGGGCGTCACTACGACCGTATCGATTGATCCCGTAAAAATCACACGGATCGTGGCCGGGCGTTTTGTATTTCCGGAAAGAGGATACTCTCCGTTGAACGTCGAGTTTCCGTCCAAAAACATGGGAAGCCCGCCGTAACAGAGCTCTTGGATTTCGTATAACGTTCCGGTTCCCGCAAGAATCTGAGAACCGATTTCGTTCATCGAAAAGATGTCGCCCTTTTACTTTCGTTTTTGTCTTGCGATCGAAAGAAAAATTCGATATCTGAAATCATCGGTTCCGTTCCTGGGTTGTTTGAGATTTTTCCCGATAAGGTCGAGAATCGCACCGCTTTGATTTTTATAATCGGTAACGCCGGAGATCGATTCCAAAACGGAACTCGTCTCTTGGAGTAACGCCAATTCCGCTTTCCATTTTTTTCCGATATCCGATTCGGGGTCCCGGCTGAAAAGAGAAGAAGGATATTTGTTTAGGATCTCTTCAATACTCGTCATATGAAATTCACCTGAATATTGGCGGTGATCAATTTTGCACGTTGTCTGCTATTGATCGTCAACGAGTCGAGCAAAGCCGGCGAAGTAAATCCTACCTTGACGCTCATCGATTTGATTCCTAAAACGTTAAACGAATTGTATTCGGTAAGTCCGCTCTGAGCCGCGATCAACTTCCATGAAAAAACGTCGGCGCCGGTCCCATCCCCTTTGTAAGAAGTGGAAATCGAAGCGATCGTATCCACTCCTCCGATTACCTTGATACAATTCGTTTTGACGACGGCTTCGGATCCGGGCGCCCAAAGAATCGGATCCTTAACGATATCGATTTGTACGTAAACGTTCACATCGACGGGGCGATTGAAGTAGTAGGTTCTCGGAACTCCCTTGTTATCGATCACCGTTGTCATTTCCGATCCGAAGGATTCGATTCCACCGGGCCAGTTTCTTAAAAATACGTCTCCGATTTCTGCGGCGGTCCCGCCTTCTATGACCGCTTCCATGGAATGAGAGGGACGTCCTTCCGCATCTACAAAGTCGGTCGCGTTCTCGTACACGACCGCAGTTAATACGGATTCGATGTTATTCAAAACACCCTGCACGTTCGAAGCGGAAGATCCTCCGTTCACACCCTCTTCGATAAAACGGTTTAGATATTCGTAATCCGTTTCCATCGCTCTTCCTCCGCGAGCCGGTTCCGGGTTGGAGACGGAATCGATCCCCACGATCGCGGTGTTGATCGTATTGATCGTGTTAGCCGACACGTTCCCTTTGATTCCGTATTCTATTTCCAAAGCTTGGGCGTTGAGGAGAATCGTTCCTCCGGAAACGGAACCGGACTCGATCGTGATAAATAAAATTCCGCTTCCGTTCCGACAAATCACTCCGACCGGAACAAACGCTCCGTCCACGCCCGAGAACCGCAGCGTTACGATGGAACGTTTCGCGGGTTGGCGTTCGGAGCCGAGAGGATTTAAGACCCGATCCAAAGAAACGCCGGTCGCGGTATGTGCGAAGTTGGAATAAAAAACCGCTTCCGCAAGTTGATGGATCTTATCGATCTCGTCGGCCAAAATTCTCATACGAATCCCGTCTTCGCTTACGATCGAAAGATCGATATCCTCTCCGAGATGAGTCCTGTAACTTTCCTCCAGATCGGTTAAAATTTCCTCTTTGGTTTTACGTATAAATCCCTGTTCCGTAACTCCGCTCATTATATCCCCTCCGTTACGATTCCGTATTTAGTAATTGCCGAAAATTGAATATTCAACTTTCGATTTGGATCGTTTGTTTCGATCAATTCGATACTCTCGATCGATATCGTCTCGGGATCCTTTTGAAGGATCTTTTTGATTTCCGCCAAAACCCTTTCCTTCGGAACCCTCTCGGAGAATATCGTTTGCCAATCGATACCGGCTAACGGCTCGTATTCGGATTCGCCGAGAGTCAACCGGATCGCGTGTTTGATCCTTTGCGAATAATATTCCAAATCTTGAATCAAGATCGGTTTACCCGCCCTTCGAACGACGTCCCCATTTTCAATCTTCAGTCCTTTCATCCCATTTTAACCTTTCCCGAAAGAATTTGTTCCACTTCGGCTTTTCTAATATTCAGTTGAGAAATGACGGAAGGCGCAAGACCCGCGGGAGAACCGGGGACCGTGTTTGTGGTAAACGAAGCGGAATTATTTAAAAAAACGTCGATCCATAATTTCATAAACTCGACCAAAGACTCGCCTAACACCGAATATTCGGTAATGTCGATCAAACCGCCTTGAATTTTGATCGTATCCCCTTCCATCTGTATGAATGATTTTCCTTGTTTGTGTCCTATGACGAGTCCCGGTTTGTTTGCGGTAACGGCCGGCAAATCCGCTTTCCCTTTAAATCCGCCGACCACACAGGCGCTCTGAAGATCGAAAAGGGAATCGGAAACGACCGAATCCACTCCGCAAATCGCGTCGGAAATATCGTGTGTGGAAAAGGACACCCAGACCTTATCGCCGCGTTTATAATCGGGTTTGATATAAAAATCCCCCGCCCAAAGACTACCTACCCGAATGCCGGAAAGAACCGGAAAGGATTTCTCCTCTCCGAGTCCATCCTCCTTTTTAAAAGGAATTCTAACGTTAGCCGTCATCTCGATAGGATCGAAGGATTCCACGACTCCGGGAAGTCCGACTTGAATTTTGGATAAGTTGTTTTGAATCGCTCCCAATATCGCTTCGTCCAATTTCATATCGGTAACACCTCCAATTCGGAGTAATTCGAGGAATCGAACGTTGAAAATTTATGTTTTCCGCTTACGATCCTACATTCCGAATCGAGTCCTCCTCCCTTTACGGTGATGACCGTATTCTTCTTGAATTTGTGCCGAAAAAGACTCGTAACCTTCCAGGTCTTCCGTCCTTTTTCGGGAACGCCGATCAGTCCCGAAGAATGATCCAGATAAATGCCGCTGTTCTTTTTTGAAGGATTCCGCGAATCTATATGGAGAAATCCGTCTTGAAACCAATATTCAGATTTTGTTAAATTACAAAAACGGCGTATACAATCGCCTAACGTAGTATTGGCGCTGAAGTTGACGATTTTATTCTCGCCCAAAGTAATCCTTCCGGGTTTTATATTTCCCTGGTTCAAAATATCCAGAATCACGGTTTGAGCCGGAAGATTGGTATATGTTTTCATAATATAAAAACCGCTCCAAGAGCCCGCGTTCCCGCTGATTTGAAACTCCAATTTTTTTTCCGTTCCTTCCCGTTTGAATTTGGGAAGAATCACTTCACCCGAAACGACGAGTCCGTTTTCATCCTTATAACCCGCGTTTAACAAAGCCGTCGGATATTGGAATCCTTTTCCTTTCGATTTTGCGCCGACCAATCGGACGGTGTCTTCGTTTACGTTGTACAAAGTCACCTTGGTTAAATTCAATTTATCTAATTCAGTTTCAAATTCGAGATCGAAAGGCGGATAACGGAATTCTTTTCCCAACCCGACTTTCGGAAGAATTTCCAAAGAAGCGACACGACCGAACAGTTTCGGATTTCCGTTCATTCTTTAACTCCTATATAAATTTTTACGCCCGCTCCGAAAGTTTCGAGATTCACGGGGATATCCGTAAATTCTTCCCTGTGATAATCGTCCAGATCGAACGGAGTTAAAAGAATCGTTACCGGAAAACCGTCCACCACCGCGTGATTCAACGGTACTCCGTAAACCAATCTGGACGAGAAAAGATTCTTATCATCCTGATCCCGAACTACGACCGTGATGAAATTTTCGATTTTATTATGTGCGAATTCAAATTCATATTCATTAACTCCGATCGTATACGTATAACGAATCGGGAATGTATTCGGATCGACCGGTAAATATCTGTACTCTTTCATTGAAAAAAGGACCCCAACCAACTCGTGGATTTAACGGGAGGAGGATTTCCCGTTTTTGTTTGTTTTTGCGGAGTTCTGCCTCCGGCGGATTTCACGCTTCTCAATTGCCTCGTTTTCGCTTCCGCGATCAAAACGGGAAACAAGGAAACGCTCATTGCGACATCGTCTCCGGTATCTTTCGTTTCTTGAATATTCAAATCTCCGATTATAAGATTCGGGATTTCGTCCGTGGATCTTCCCAGATACCGGTTATCGGGATCGCTCGGTTCCACATATCGAAAGACGGACGGCAACATGGACAAAATTTTTCCGATAATCCCTCCCGTTCCGTAGCCCAAAAGAGTGACTAACGCACCCGAAGATTGCCAACGGACGAGAATATCCAATTTTTCTTCCACAGTCGTGCGTGATAAAGACAGAACGGAAGTGGAGGAAGACAAAAGAGCGTTTAACGTGATCCCTCTTTGTCCCGGAATCACATGGTCCGTGATCGAGGTCATTCCGATTTCCTTTTCCACCGTATGACGGGTGATCTCCGCAGGATACGTATGATGAAGATCCAGAGAAACGTTCAATTCAACTTCGTCGTCGCCGTCCGTGAGCGCGATTCTATCTCTTCCGGTTAAAATTCCCATTAGATTACCTCCGGCGACAGGCCCGATTCGAGTCCGATTTTAACGGAGATTTTTTCCAATTCCTTCTCCAAGTAATCCGCAAACAACCTTGCGTCTTTCTCCGAGGATCCGCCGCCTAACATTACTTTTGCGATATTTACGACGATTCCTCCGCAGCAGGAATTCGATTCGTTTTGGCTCGGAGGTTGGATGGGAAGTGTATATACGTTTGAAAGCGGAGGCCCGTCGCTTCCTGCGGTTCCTTTTGGAAAATTAAATCCGCCGTTCGGAGGAAATCCGGGCGTCATATTCAAGAGCGAAAATTTCTGCGCATCGACTGCCGCCTTCGCATTGTTAGCCTGCTCGGACCGAGTCGTGTCTCCCACCGCATTCTTGGAATCGCCTAGGAATTTTCCGATCACGGACTCCCCTCCTTCCATCCATGTAAGAAGATCCTGAACGAGTAGGATGATTCCGGCGATCACCGCAGCGACGGCGAGTCCGATCACGATAAACGGAATCCAAGGCGCAATTGCGGCCCAACCCGCAGCAGCCATCGAAAAGAGAGAGGCAATCGTTACATCCGAAGCTATAGCGATTGCGACTAACGCACCCACGACCACACTTCCCAATACGACCAAAGCCCCCTTCAAACGATTCGAGGCTTGTTCTCCTATCGTAAAATATTCAAATATTTGAATGAATGCGTTTAAAAACGGACGCAGTGCGTCCAGAATCAGATTTCCGAAACTCGCCTTTAAGCCGTCGATAATTGTGGTGAACCTTTCCAAAATGGCGGAGGAGGTCCCTACGTGGGCTCCATAAGCGGATTGTAATGCGGAATTTTCGCTTAACGCCGCAGAGACGAGTTTTTCTCTATCGATTCGTTTGGCCGCTTCGGACATACCGGATTGATTGATTTGTGCGAATTCTTTCGAATAGGACGCAAACAAAACGCCGTTGTTTTTTAGGAAATCATCCGAGCCGGTTTGAATGGCGTCGTAGGCTTCGGTCATCGACGTGGACATATCCTTTCCGGCAACGGCGGAAACCCGTTGAAGTCCGGATAGGTTCTTGGAAATAAAATCCATAGAAACTCCGGCCTTGATCGCGTCGTTTGCGACCTCCGTCAGTTGTTTTTGGTTTGCCAATCCTTTGGAACTTTCGATCGTCGCGTCGATCGCTTCCTTTAGTTTCGGATATTCCGAACCGGAAAGATTTTCAAGAATCATATTCTGTTTTTCTAATGCAAGTCCCGCTTCGACGGAAGCCGAAACGAAAGAAACGGCAAAATCCAAGGCGGCGGCGCCGACCTTTCTCATCGAAGCCGCAAGAAACGCGGTTATACGATTTGAAGTTTCCAAATCCCGATTTATCTTTTTGATCTCGCCGTCGGTGAGACCGGCCGCCCTTGCGGTTGTTTGAAATTCTTGTTCGAGTTTTAGATTCCCCTTCGTTTTTGAAATCAAACCGATCAGATCGGACTCGGTAGTTCTTAGATTTTTTGCGAGTCTTGTTAAAGCCGGTTCCGCGTTTCCCGTAAGAGAATCGCCGATGGACTCTCCGAATTTTTTCATAGCTTCGGCGCCGGATTTGGAAAAAAAATCGATGGAGTCCGAAAATTCCACGATCTGAGATCGTAAAACCTTCAATTCCTGAGAGACCTCGTTCTCAAAATCGATCGAATCTATATTCAATTTGACTACTATGTTCAATTCTCGCGCTGCCATACTTTTATCTTTTCCTATGATGATTCCGATCGACCTTTAGAAGTCGATTCCCCGAATTAACTTCGCCAAAAACTTCAACTCTTCCGCCTTTTCTTCCGCTTCTCTTTTTTTTCTTCGATCAATCACTTCCATTATTTTCAGATATAAAACGGTGGGCGCATTTTCGATATCGTTTCGAGTAAAATGCGCCGCACCGAGGATGAAAGGCTGCCAAAGAAACATCTCTCGATCGACCTCTTCATCGATCCATTTCATCCATTCTTCAACGGAAGGAAGTTCCCCAAACTCCGGAAATTTTCTATTCCAACTCCCACTTAAGAAATCGATTCGCGAGGCGCAACCACACCTCCACGTGGTTCGGCTCAATCGTGTCTAACGTAGGCTCGAACGAATGTCCTACGGAACTTACGCAAAACTTAAAAAACTTATCAAGCAGCTTGTCCTGATTCAGTCCTTCGGTTAAGGAAATGGATTCCTGTCTCCAACGAAGGGCTTTTCGATTACCCGGATGTTGCAGTTTGTATTTTCTTCCGTCCACAAAATGGATCTGTGCGACCCTCGCGTCGTCGTCCACGGTTTCCAGAATCGGCTCCGCGGGATTCGTCCTGGTTTCCGACTCGATTCTATTTTTACCGATAAATTCACTTTCTTGAATATTAGATATTTTAGTTGTTATTTGTTCGGTCATGCGGTTAAAACTCCCTTATAATCGGGCAAAAGGAATACCCAGGTTCTATCCTTGTATTCTTTTCCCTTTTCGATGTTCGGTCTTTCCCAAACTCTTCCCTGTGCGGAGAAACCGAGCATTCCCCCGTCGCTTTTATCCTTAATCGTAAAAACGCAGGGCAGACGTCCTTCGCCCATAGCGAAAAAGAATTCGTTTTCGGGAGAATCCCCCATAAGAGAGACCGTTAGTTTTACTCTTCCGTCGTACACTTCGGAGATATTCCAATCCCCTTTGATTCCGACCTGAGATAGAATGTATTCCTTAGTAACCGGTTCGATTTTAAAAAAACCGTCGGCTTGACTCATACCGGAAACGTCTCTTCCGTTGCAGTTAACGTTTAATTTCTTCGGATCCCAAATGCCATTCATTGAATTTCTCCTTAAGTAAGTTCGCCGTCTATGTCGACTTCGTTGATCGCGCCTCTCAAACGACAGGAAAACGTAATATTCGGAAGAACCCGGTTGTTGCGATCGTTTGTCGGAATTTCGTCTATCGTTTCGGGAAGATTGATTTTATACTGATAGTCGCCGAGATCCGAACGAGCCTTATCCGCTTCCGTTTCCACGGGAGCGACGATCCCTTGAACTCCCGCTTGTGCAAAAACCTCTCTCATACGGGACTCGATCATCTGAATTCCCTGAATCGTATAAGGAACCACGTCCGCGTTTAAGAAAAGTGCGGTTACGTTTTCTCTCAGTCGTGCCTTCAACCAGGCGCGATTTTCCACAACGTCCGCATACACCTTCGCCGTTGAAATTCCCGGATAAGGAACCTGCCTTCCTCCGAAGTCCACGATCAAATTTCCGTTTTCCGCAAATATGGAACTCGTTTGTGAATTTGTGTACCCCGAGTTTTCAACTCCGTCCAAAGAAAGATAAGCGTAGTTATACGAACCGACTCTGCGAGGCGCGGTGTTTCCCACCCAAGCCGCTTCCGGAAAAGAATCCGGATTTTTATGCAAGGTATAATATTCCCAGATGGAGTTTCTTCCGTCGAGTGCGGTGATATCGTCCGTGCATGCGAAAAACATCTTTTCGATCGAAGCAAGATAGTCGCCTAACGCGTGTATTGTGGACTTGTCGTGAGTTGTCGCGGTCGTTTTAAACCAAGCGTCCTTTCCGGAATTTCGTAAGCTTGCAATTTCTTCGGGAGCGGAAGCCCAGGAAGTAAGAAGAAAAACCGCAGCCGTCTTAGGTCTCGGAGTTTGTCTAAATTCCCTCGTCGCTTGTAGATATTCCTTATCGGAAGAGGTAAAACCGAGTTCTAAAAGATCATCCGCAGATGAAATTTCCATATACCGTTCATAACTCAAAGCGGTTTGAGGAAAGGAAGACACGATACCGTTACCCGCGTTTGCAACCTCTTCCACGTCCACAATCTTAGAAGCGCCTCCGACGTTGGCCGCCGCTTCCGCTGCCAGTTTCACCTGATGCGCGTTAGACGTTGCAGCCCCGGCTCCGTCCGTTTCCACGTTAACCGAAATTACATATGGGTCCGCCTCCGTTCCCGTGCCGGTCCTAACGACGGATAACGCGGAGTTATTTCCGGAGACAACATACTTAACGTGAATGTTTGAAACCCCCGGAGTTGCGGATTTCCAGATAAGACCGGAAGATCCGCTTGATACTTGTAAGAAATAGGTCGGAGCCTTGATTCCTAGAATCAAGGGTAATCCGAATCCCATTTGAGAGACCGGCGTATTTCTAAGAAATAGATTGATACGGATCGGTTCTATTTTAGAGATTGTTTGTGCGCTCATGTTTCCTCCTGATACTCAACCGTTGGTGCGCTTGCGGTTGACTGGCCTTGTTTTTCATTGTATTTTCTCGACTGAAATAAAACATCGAAGCTCGTCTTGTATTCGTATTGATTCGCGTCCAAAAGAACCGTCTCGTCTTGAGCGGTACCGGAGACAAGCGAAGGTGTGATACCGAACTCCTCGCATTCGATCAGGCCGTTCAAAGAATCGAACCAATCCATCGCCTTTTCGGAAAGGTCCCAACAAGTTTCAATCGACGTTCCGTGCAAAAAGGAAATACGAACGGAAGCCCTTTGATTTTTACGGATGATTTCTTTGAAACCTTCGGCGTGGATCGCTTCGATTCGTTTCGAAGCGTTTTTCGTTAAATCTTGATTCAACTCAAGAATCTTATAAACCCCATACGGATATTGCGGCGTACCAAGATTATGATCGCCTAAATACATAGGAATCGCCGGATCCGGTTTTTTTATTTCCGCGATCATCTGATTCAT